AATATAAAGAATCAAGCACCTTCGGGTGCTTTTTTCGTGCGTAAATTTAAGGACCACTAGCTCAGAAGGTCAGAGTAATCGGCTCATAACCGATCGGTCCGGGGTTCGAGTCTCTGGTGGTCCATTCACGAATTATAGGAAAGAAGGTGGTAGCGATTGAGTGAAGAAAAAAACTACATACTGGCAGAAGCTGACTATGTATCAGGAATGAAATACAAAGACATCGCTACCAAGTATGGGGTCTCAATGAACACTGTGAAATCGTGGAAGAAACGATACGCATGGTCGAGGAACAAAAAGACAGAATGCATCCAAAAGAGGTGCACACAAAATAAAAAGGGTGCACACAAAAAAGAAGCCGTTGCAGAGGATGTAAGTCAAGTTGTAATTAACGATGAACTTACCGATCAGCAGCAGCTTTTTTGTTTGTATCAATCTAGGATGTTTAATTACACGAAAGCTTACATGAAAGCTTATCCAGGATGTACTTATGCATCTGCTGCCGTATTAGGAAGCAGGCTTATGAAGAATCCAGTGATCAGAAAAGAGATTGAACAGCTAAAGCAGAATCATATGAACAGGGAACTGTTAAAGCAGGAAGATATCTTTCAAAAGTACATGGATATTGCGTTTGCAGATGTGACAGATTATGTATCGTTTGGGCGAGAAAATATTCAAGTCATGGGCGCTTTTGGTCCAGTAATGGTAGAAAACAAAGAAACTGGAGAGAAGGAAGTTCTCGAAAAAGAAGTCAATACTGTGAAATTCAAACAATCTGAAGAGGTTGATGGAACGTTGATCACGGAAGTGAAGCAAGGAAAAGACGGAGCGAGTATTAAGCTGGTTGATAAGATGAAAGCTTTACAATGGCTTGCAGATCATATGGATATTGCTACAGTTGAACAGAAAGCTAAGATTGAGCAGATCAGAGCTAAGACAGAACAAATCAGACACAGTGAAACTGATACAGGAGAAGATGCTGTTCACTCTTGGATGGAAGCAGTAAAAAAAGCGAGGGAATCAGATGGACAATAGCGTGTTACATGATTTCCTTGTAGAGAGTATTCCTTTATGGCAGCAGAACCCAGTTCAATTTTTTGAAGAAGTTCTTTCCTTTTATCCGGATGAATGGCAAAAAGAGGCAGCATTTGCTCTAAGAGATAATCCAAAAGTAACGATAAAATCCGGACAGGGTGTTGGAAAAACAGGATTTGAAGCTGCAACATTGTTATGGTTTTTAAGCTGTTTTGAGAATGCAAGAGTTGTTGCAACAGCCCCAACACTGCACCAGTTGAACGATGTTCTATGGGCAGAGGTTTCAAAGTGGCAAAGTAAATCTCCGTTATTGAAGGAGATACTACAGTGGACCAAAACAAAAATATCTATGATTGGCAGCAAAGAACGCTGGTATGCAGTAGCAAGAACAGCAACTACTCCAGAAAATATGCAAGGATTCCATGAGGATAATATGCTGTTCATTGTTGATGAAGCTTCTGGTGTTGCAGATCCGATCATGGAAGCAATCTTAGGTACTCTGACAGGAGCAAATAATAAACTGCTGCTTTGTGGAAACCCAACAAAAGCAAGCGGTACATTTTATGATAGTCATACATCTGATCGTAAATTATATTATTGCATTACTGTAAATTCCGCAGAGTCTAAAAGAACTAATAAAGACAACATTGATTCTCTGAGAAGAAAGTAATGTTGTCAGAGTCAGGGTAAAAGGATTGTTTCCTAAACAGGATGATGATGTTTATATGCCTTTGGAAATGTTGGAATCATCAATCATCTTGGAAGAGATACCACCAGCTGATATTTGTACTTTAGGAGTCGATGTGGCTCGCTTTGGCGACGATGATACAGTGATCGCAAGGAATATGAATAACAAGATCACATTAGAAAAGATCAGACATGGGCAGGACCTAATGAAGACTGTAGGAGATGTTGTTGTAGAGTGTAGGAATATCAAAGAAAAGTTTAAATATAAAAAAACAATATATGTGATCATAGATGATACTGGTCTTGGTGGCGGAGTAACAGATCGTTTGAATGAATTAAAATCGGAGGGAAAGTTATCTGGTGTAGTGATTGTTCCGGTTAATTTTTCTGCTGCCGTTCCAGACAAGAAAGCAGCAGAAAAATATCATGATATCACATCTTATGCATGGTCCATATTAAGAGACATGTTAGAAGAAAAAGAAACAATATTACCAAATGACACAGAACTTATCGCACAATTGAGTGCAAGAAAATATGATCTTAGTTCATCAGGGAAGATACGACTAGAATCAAAAAAAGCAATGAAAGAACGCATCGGAGAGTCTCCGGACCGGGCGGATGCTGTTGTTTTATCTTGCTACAGAAACAAAATTAAACCAATCAGTGTTCCAACGTCACTTATTGGAACAAAAGATAGTTATTGGAGGTGAAATAGCATTGTATGATGAAATTGGTCGCATCGGTCAAAATCGGTGGGGCGGTAGCTTTTATGAAGAATTTCTTCCAGAGTTGAGAGGACAACGTGGAGTTAAAGTATATACCGAAATGGAATCCAACGACGATGTGGTAGGAGCAATTATATTTGCATTAGATACTTTATTAAGACAGGCTACGTTTTCGGTCGAACCACAAGGGGATGATCAGGCAGATATCAAGGCAGCAGAATTTATAGAAAGCTGTATGAATGATATGCAAGATACTTGGACAGATACAGTTTCTGAAATCCTATCATTTCTTACATATGGCTGGTCGTACCATGAAATCGTATATAAGAGGAGATCAGGGCGAACAGGAAACCTTAAGACGAATAGTAAATATGATGATGGTTTAATCGGGTGGAGAAAACTTCCTATCCGATCACAGGATTCTCTATACCAATGGGAGTACGACGATGAAGATAACCTTATTGGAATGACCCAGATGCCACCGCCAAATTTTGGACTTTATACGATTCCACTGGAAAAGGCAATCCATTTCAGGACCAGATCCAGAAAAGGAAATCCAGAAGGGCGAAGTATTCTTAGAAATGCTTATCGTTCTTGGTACTTCAAGAAAGGCATTCAGGAGTTTGAAGGAATCGGGATTGAACGAGACCTCGCCGGTATACCGATGGTTACACCGCCGGAAGGTGTTGACCTGTACAATCCAGATGATCCGGAAGGATCAAGAATGTTGGCATGGGCAAATAGTTTGGTAAGAAACATCCGACAAGACAAGAGTGCTGGTATTGTGTTACCACCGGGATTCAAGTTTGAGCTTGTTTCCACAGGTGGAAGCAGACAAATTGATACGAACGAGATCATAAAGCGTTATGATAGCCGCATAGCAATGACAACGCTTGCGGATTTTATTCTGTTGGGGCATGAACACACTGGATCATTTGCATTGTCTGATGATAAGACAGAGTTATTTGCTATAGCTATTGGATCATACCTTGACATTATCTGTGAAGCGTTTAATAACCAAGCGATCCCAAGATTGATTGATCTAAACGGAGAACATTTCAAGGGGATCACAGACTACCCGAAGATGGTTCACGGAGATATTGAAAAGATCGACATGAACAAATTAGCACAGTACATTCAGGCAATGGTCGGCACTGGTGTATTGATCCCTGACGACGAACTGGAAACATATGTTCGAGAGGCTGGTAATTTGCCACCAAAGGTAGCTAACGATGAAAGATTCATTGATCCTGATAGAGAAGATCAGCAGACAAATGATCTTGGATCACAGGGAAATGGAAATAATGTACATCCAGAGGACAATCAAGACGTTGCCGAAGATGACGGAAAGGTCCAGGAAGCCAAGAAACGATTAGGAAGGAGCTGATTATATGTTCCTATTCCGAAAGGTTAAGAAGCGTGGATCGATGAAGCCAAATGATGTGAAAGAAGCATTAGAGAGGTTTCTTAATAGCAGCAGTCCAGAATTAACACGCTTGCTGGTCAGGTATTGGAAGGATCAGCAGACGGTTTTTACATTTAAAGAGATCAGAGAAGCTATTCAGGCTGGTGTGATCTCCAAGAAATCTGTAGAAGAATGGCAACAGGATTATTCAAAACTGGTTCATGATAAGATTGCACCAGAGATGGTTAAAGCAATGAAAGCTGGTGCTAAAAATCAAAACCAGCACAAAGGAATAGACATTGGATATAAATTTGATGCAGATCATTGGGCGGTATCTGATTGGTTGGAAAAGCACACAGCTGAGCTTGTAACGAATTGTACAAGAGTACAGAAAGATGCAATTCAGTCAATGATCGATCTAGGTATAAGAAAGCATATGGGGACAGATGAACTTGCAAGGTTTATCCGTCCTTGTATTGGTTTAACGAAGCCACAGACACAAGCGGCTATGAAATACTATGAGAATATCAAGGAAGAGCTTACTAAGAAACATCCTAGGACAAGTCCAGAGAAGATCGAGAAAATGGCGAGAGATAAGCAAATGAAGTATGCAGAGAAAAGGCTAAGAGAAAGAGCCGTCACGATCGCACAGACCGAAAGAGCGTTTGCATATGAGTATGGCAGATATCAGCATATAAAGAATCTTGTCGATCAAGGCATATTGCCACCACAGGATAAAAAATGGTCTGCCACGGACAGTGAGAATACATGCAGCACATGTAGAGAACTGAACGGAAAAGTTGTTGGAATGGACGAAGAATTTGCCCCAGGTAAGATACTTCCTCCGCTTCATCCGAGGTGTAAATGCTGTGTTATGTATGTCAATTCAAAATCTATAGCTGCAGCGTATGAAACAGAAGAAGATGAACTGCGAGAGTACAGCACAGAGGAAATAGAGACTCTTGCTAATAAAATGTCAGAGATTGCAGACAAACATCTTGATCTTGAAAGCTCATGGAGTGGAAAGGTCGTAGTTGATGATGATTCTGGTGTTTATGGTATCCAGTGGAACGGAGATATTATAACCAGACATGAAACAGCCCCACATATTTTGTTACATGAACAGTTACACGCTAGATCAGTTACAAAATATGATCGTAAAATGTATAAACAGTATGAGAACATGGAAGAGGGTTCGGTACAGTTTGCAGCACAGGAGATTAGCAAGAAAGAGAATATACAAATTCTTGAATCACAGTACGATCATATGACAGAAGCTTTAAGAAATATAAATAAAGTTGCTGGGTTATTTAAAAATGATTATGATTTTGCAATGAAGCTTATTTCTGTTCCGTTACCAGATAGGTATGACTGGCTGAATAATATGATCTATGATAAAATGATGTTATCAGGAAATATTGAAGATTATCAGAAGGTATCGCACTGGATGGAGGCTTTAGAAAATGGAAAAACATCTTGAATTAAAAGAAAGATTCGATCAGCTAATGAAACAAGATATGGATGTATCAGAACACGAACAAGAATGGTTTGAATTACTGGACGATATGCATGAATGGTTAAAGGATAAGACAATTCCGAGAAATATTCGTAGGCAGTTTGAACCTTTAGGGATGTTAGAAGTAACTATGAAAATCTGTGACGGAATCCATTACGCAAATGGAACTGGACGATATGCAAAGAAAGAAGAATGATGAAGTACAAAGCAATAGAGCAGACAGTTCAGGCAGTGCAGATCACACCCGATATTGAGATGATCGCCCCTGACTGGCTTGCTAAGAAAATGAATACCGAAGAAATTATGATAGATCGTGCACAGCGTGACGGAGCAATCTCCGTTATTGGATGTACGATCTATTTTAATGCACGGAGATATAAAGGCAGCAGACTTGTTGCAAGAATCGGAGACTATGTTGTAAAAGATTCAGTCGGTCGATTAAATGTAGTTCGTAAGAATGACTTTGATCGGCTGTATAAGAAGGAGGAAGTATGAGATATTTTAACGATTATATACGATCCCCAGCACAGACACAGGACAGTATACGAAAGTCCTTGAATCGAGTAGATATTACTAAGAAGGACGAAGAAAAGCAGTACGTCTTTGGATGGGCTAAGATTGCAGTCGATGAGAATGGAAATCAGTTGGTTGACCGCCAGAACGATTTAATTGACCCAGAAGAATTAGAACAGACAGCATACACCTATGTAGAGTTCTATCGTGAAGCCGGAGAGATGCACGAGCGAGGCGGTGCAGGCGTTTTAATCGAGAGTATTATATTCACTAAGGAAAAGATGAAAACTCTCGGTATAGAGGAAGGTACGTTGCCTGAAGGCTGGTGGGTTGGTTTCCACATCACAGACGATGAGGTCTGGGCAAAGATTAAGGACGGAACTTATACGATGTTCAGTATCGAGGGCAAAGCGAAACGTATTGAAGTTGAGGAGGACGAATAATGGAATTTAGAGATGCATTCAAAATTATGAAATCCGGAGGAAAAGTGAAGCTACCATCATGGGGCGGATATTGGTTCTGGGATGCAGAAAAGCAATCAATTATGATGCAGTGTAGACCAAAAGATACTGACAAAGGACAGGGAGATTTACTTGATATTAGAGAGACGCAGAGGGTTGAATATACACTTTCTAACATTTTGTCTGATGAATGGCTAATCGCAGATGAAACAAATTGTCCAGTTTTAGGCGGAGAAGCTACATTTGGATTCGGAGATGCGATTAAGTACATGAAACGTGGACTTAAAGTCAAAAGAAAAGGATGGAACGGAAAGAACCAGTATATTCAGCTTGCAACATGTATTTCGTACACAGCAGCAGACGGAACAATTGTTAATTGTGATCACAATGACATTGGAAATAAAGCAATTGCGTTTATCGGCACGTCTGGTGTACAGATGGGATGGTTAGCGAGCCAAGCTGATATGTTAGCGGATGACTGGATGTTTGCAGATTAGGAGATGATCGCATTCTTAAGATTAAGAAATCACACCGACAGGATGAATGGATCGTATACAACCCTGATTGCTTTGAATTGCACCATACGCACTGTAGGAATAAAAGAGTTGCGATCGCAATTAAGAAGAATGTAGAACGTAGAAGAGTTCCAACATCCAGAAATCTAAGGACCTTGGAAAGCCACATAAGACTGACTGGGAATAAGAACTATAAAAGAAAGATTCAGAAGATCATTGAGGAAGTGAAATCTGAAATGAAAAACTGAAATTTATTCTTAAATTAGTTAAAAATTAAGTTAAATCTAAAATTCAGTTCAAGAAATAGTTAAATAGTTCAACTTAAAAACGATAGATCAATAAAATAGTTCAATTAATAGATCAACTAAGGACCATTTTGCAAAAAATGCAAATTGGTCTATTTTTGTGTTTAAAATTGCAATAAAGTGTCGTTAGAAAGGAGGAAACATGAAAACAAAAGGAAAGACAAAGCTGGAAGATCTGGAAGTAAAAAAGATCGATGCAGTAGATATCGGAGCAGATCAGAAAGCAAATATCCTGATTAAAAAGAGAGGAGGTACAGGAGAGCCGAAGGGAAACTTTTTCAAGAGATTCTTTAATGCGTTTTGTGACAGCTTAGGAGTAAATTCAGAAGATGTCAGAAAGTCCATGGAAGATGAAGCAACATCCTTTGATGATGTAATGAACGAAAAAAAGATCTATGACGTAAGGGATCAGATCTGGAATGCTTGTAACTCTCTGGAGCAGTCGATCGTGTCAATCTTACTCGATAAAGAGTGTGAGGATAAACAGGCAGCAATCGCACAGAGCATTGATCAGTTTAAGGCATTTTCGGATGATGCATCCAAGTCTTGGATCAAATTAGAACGTGCAGCAACAGACAAAGAAGATACTGTTGTTGCGGATGATTTTGAGATCGCAAAAATGCAAGAAGTCATTGAAAAATCTTGTGATCCAGAAACTATTAACAAAGAAAAAAAAGAAAAGGAGAATGAAATGGCATTTGATATTTCAAATATGACAGAGGAAGAAAAGAAAGAAGCATTAAAAGCATTACAGGATGATGCAAATGCAAAAAAAGAGGATACTGCAAAAAGAGCTGATATTGATGGACAGGTTCAGGAAGCAGTGAATAAAGCAATGAATAAAGCAATGGAAGGTGTTACAAAGAACTTCACTTCTATGATGGAGAAGATCATGGAACCAATCCAGAAGAGAGCAGAGGAAGCAGAACAGAAGTCCTTAGAAGAAGTTGCTAAGAAGTATGAACTCTTAGGAACAAAAGCAGAGGAATTAGTGCCAGTTCTGAAATCCATGAAAGCAACATCCGATGAAGCATATAACAACTTCATTGCATCCATGGATAACAACCTTGCGGTAATTAAGAAATCAGGTCTGTTTGAGGAAATCGGTAAATCTGGTGGAGCTCACACAGGAAATGACGATACAGAAGGTGTTGCAAAGATGAACGCAAAGGTAGCAGAGATCAAAAAGTCTATGCCAAACCTTACTGATGCACAGGCACAGGATATCGTTATGCAGAATGATCCTGAATTAAGAGCAATGTTCGATAAATAAGAAAGGAGGTACAGAGAAGATGGCAAACAGAACATATGAATACAATCCAACTGGTGGAAGCCCAGTGATCAATGTTACAGCTGGAGCAGAACTAAAAACAGCCGTAGCAGTTTTATTAACAAAAGATGGAGCGAAACTCCCTGAAGCCGGAAAGAAAGCAACAGGAATTGTGCTTCTTGGAGATGAAACAGCATCCAAAGGCGATGATATTACTGTTCAGATCAGAAATCAGGGCATGTGGACCGCTGGTGCAGCGTTTGATTCTGGAGATTTCCTTGCTGTTGATGAAGAGGGATTATGCCAGAAGGCAACAACAGGGCAGTACATCTTAGCTATGGCACTGACACCAGCGACAGCAAAAGGAGACATCGTAAACGTTGCGATCATCCATGCTGGATATGAAGCATAAATAAAGGAGGAATGAAATAAATGAACACAGGACATAACAACGCAGCAGCAATCGCAGTTGATATTGCGAAAGGATGGAAACCTAACTATTACTTAACAAATATGGCAATGTCATATTTTCAGGCACCGGGAATGAATGTTGCACCAAGCATCTTTCCGATCCTACCAGTGCAGGCAAGTACAGGAAATTACTATATTTTCAACAAGGAAGAGATTGCAAAAGATCAGGTAAAGAGAAAGCCTAAGTTCGGAGCAGTAGATCCGGCTGTATTCTCTCATTCAGATGATACTTACAAATGTGAGGTAGATCAGATCATCGTCGGAGTAGATAACATCACAGCTCTGGATTACCAGAGAACTGGAGCACCAGCAACGATTGATCCGAGACGTGCAAAGGTAAAACAGGTTTCAGAACAGATGAATCTGCACCTTGATATGGTCTTTGCAAACAAGTTTTTCAATGCTGACGCATGGGCAAATGTTAAGACAGGAGAAGCAACAGCTTCAACATCTAAACAGTTTGTGCATTTTGATGATGCAAACGCGGACATCGTAGGTCAGTTTGATGAGATGAAGAAAGAAATCCTTTTAAACGGACGTAGAATGCCTAACAAATTATGCTTAGGATACAGAGCGTATAAGGCAATCAAAAATCATCCGCAGTTCTTAGAAAGAGTTACAGGTTCAGGGTCAACACCGAATCCAGCACTTGTTAACGAACAGGTAATTGCAGCGGTACTTGGTCTGGAAGAAGTAAAAGTTCTGTATGCAATTTATAATGCAGCAGAAATCGGTCAGAAAGCCGATATGAAATTTGTCTTTGACGATAACAGTGCATTATTAACTTATGCACCGAAAGAAGTAGATCTTGAAGAACCATCTGCCGGATATATTTATACATGGGATATGCTAGGAAACGGTCAATGGATGGCTACATCACAGTATGATGGACCAGGAGGATCACATTCAGAGTTCATCGAAGGGCTTATGGCAACGGATATGAAGAAAACTTCCGATGACCTTGCAACTTTCTTAACAGGATGTGTATCCAAGTAGGAGGTGCTTTATATGAATTATGTTGCATTAAAACCAGTAAACTTTGGTGGAAAGCGGTATAAGATCGGAGAGACTATTCCAGAGGGTGTCGTAGATGAACGACGCTCTCTTTTTTTAAAGAAGTCTGGACACATTGCAGAAGTAGCGAGCGTAAATGGAGCGTATGCAGAGGATTTAAATGTTAACCCTAACACTTTATCAATTCCTTTATTACAATCTAAGCACGAGCTTGCAGTGAACGCACAGCAGTTATTACAGTTCTTTGCCACAATTCAGAAAACAATGGAAGAGGCAAAAATTGAGATTGCGACCATGACAGAGGAAGCGGTCTTACAGCTGTTACATGAGATTGATTCGAGAAAAGGAATCAAGGCAGCAGTTGAAACAAGACTTGCCGATCTTTCCGTAGATTCCGATATTAATCCGGAAGAAACCGAAGAACCAGAAGAACAGCCGGAAGGTGGCGAGGAGAATGACGTATAACTATTTTCCAGAAGATATCAATTCCGATGATGTTATGAAAATGCGGTTTGAATTG